TGCCCGCGCCATCCTTCACGATGCCGCGCAGGGCGTTCATCTCCATATATTCGCGGGTCTGGGCGTGCTTGCGACGCATCAGCGTCAGCTTGCGGTTCATCACCTCGACCAGTGGGTCGGCGGCATCCGACAGGCCCAGCGCGGGCATGCCCTGAATGTCGGCGGGCAGGATCACATCGTCATGGGGAATCCAGGGCAGCGCGAAGCTGCGCATCGAGCGGGCCTCGCGGTTGCCGACGGTGGCGGGTGCCCCGAGCGGCACCGAGGGCAGCAGGCTCAACACGCCTTCGCGCTGTTCGATGACGATCGAGCGCTGGCTGACGCCCTCAAAGCGGAACAGGCCGATCTGGCCCAAGCGGGTGTAGAGGTTCGGCAGAATGTTGATCGCCTGCGTCATGTCGGCGAGCGAATAGCCGCCCAGATCGAAGGGGTTGCGGGTGATGGTCATGGGGGAACTCCGGGGAAAGGGGGAAGATAGAGCCTTGCCGCGCCTCGCGATGAACGCGCGGGCGGAAAGATCAGGCGGTGTCGCGCGGCAGAATGCCGAGGCTTGCGAGTTGGCCGAGCTTGGTTGTGATCTTCGCCGCGTCATCAACGGTCCCGTCGTAGGCGAGTGCCGAGCGCGACACGATGGCGGGGCCGCGTGCGACAACGATGCCGGTCGCATCGGCCAGTGTGGCATCGACGGCGTAAAGCAGAACGGCGGTCGCAATCTGCGCGCCGTCAGTGCCGCCAGATGTTGCGAACTTGTATTTGCCGTTGACGGTGATGCGACCAAGCACCGAACCGACCGGGTAAGGCATGCCCTGCAGCAGGGTCACGGTTTCGCGGGTGTAGTTCGGGTTGACCTCGTATTTGAGGACATCGCCCGTCGTGGCGGGCTGTTGAAGAACGGTCATGGCGGGTTTCCTGTGTCAGGTGGCAAAAGGATATCCCCCGCCGGGGCGGTGCGGCGGGGGATCAGTCAGGCAGTTGATCTTGCGTCTGGCGGTCGTGCGCTGGGCGTCAGCGGCGCGTGCCCGCCGCCGCCGCACGCTTGGCGGCCGCGACGATCGGGCTTTCCTTCGCCTGTGGCAGGACACGCGACGGCGGTGCGGCAACGATATCGCGCGCATCGGCGGCCGCACTTGCGCGCTCCAGGACAAGGCGGCGCAGGGCCTCGGGCGTGGTGCTTTCGCGCAGGGCCTTCGCGGCATCAACGGCGATCCCGAGCCGTGAAGCCTGCGCCGCGATCTCGGCGATCTCGGCTGCCGCCTCACGAAGCTGCGCCGACAGCTCGGCCAGATTGCCGGGTTGCGCAGAGGCTGGGATGGGCGGGGCAGCAGCTGCTGCGGGCGCAGCCGGGGTCGCAGGCATTGGTTCTGCAACATCGATCTCGCCTTCGCGCGGTTCCGCAGCCTCTTGGGTAGCGTCCTGGGGGGTGTCGTCGGGGTCATGTTCGGTGGCCATGAGTGCCTCCTTGCTGAGGTGAGTTGGTTTTCGTGGATGGGTCAGCGGTGAACTCTGTATGCGACCGGCTGAAAGACCGGGTGCGTGCGCGACCAGCCGCCGGAAAGCGGCAAACCCGCCCGCAAGGTCGGTCACTTCATCGGCTAGGCCTGATGCGATGGCATCAGCCCCACGATAGGTGGTCGCCTCGGTCGCGAGCGCCGCCTCCTGGCTCAACCGTCCACCACGCCCGGCAGCCACGGTTTCCGAAAACAAGAACCGCAGCACATCGATCTCGCGCTGGATATCGTCGCGCACGCCATCCGGAAGGGGCGCGTAGGGATTGCCATCCACCTTGTGCTGACCGGAGTGGATCAGCGTCACGCGCACGCCGTTCCGGTCGAGCTGGCCGCTCAGATCGGCATGCATCACGACAACGCCGATGCTGCCCACCGCGCCGGTGCGCGGCAGGACGATCCGGTCAGCCTGGCTTGCCAGCGCGTAGCCTGCCGAGAAGGCGTGCTCGGCCACAAAGGCCCAAACGGGTTTCGTGGCGCGAATTGCACGAATGCGATCTGCGAGATCGAATACACCCGCGACTTCGCCACCAAAACTGTCAATTTCCAATGCGATAGCGCGCACGGATGGATCACTGGCGGCCGCCTCGATCTGTGCAGCAATCCCCTCGTAGCTGGTCTGGCCCGAGGACTGTCCGATCCAGCCCCCACGATGGATCAGCACGCCGGAAATCTCGATCACGGCGATGCCATCCACGACTGCGTAAGGGGACTCGCCATTGCGTTGGTAGCTGTCGGCCAGCCCGTTGGTCAGGATCCCGGCACGGACAATCGGGATGGCTGGGCCCGACTCGTCCACCGTGTCCGGCACCCCAGCCATTTCGACAGACCGCCCGAGGATGCGCGGCCCGAGGCCGGAGAGAAAGGCCATGGCCTTTGAGGGTTCGACAAGCAGCGGCGTGTTGAAGGCGCGTGCGGCAATGCGGGCATGCAGCATCAGGGCTGGTCCTCAGGTTCGCGCGGACGGCCTTCCGCTTGATCGGTTTCATCTGTCTGGTCAGTGTCTTCGTCTTCGCCTCCATCCTTTCCAGTGCCCTGCAAAGTTTGCACGCCTTGTGCAGGCGAGCCGGGACGGCGAAAGTCGAGACCCAGCGCGCGTTCACGGGCGCGTTCCGCCGCGATATCGCGGTCGACCTGTTCCGCGTCATAGCCGCGCTCGGCGATGGCCTGCGTGCGGGATTTGAGGCCCGCCTCGATCTGGGCGATCTCGGCATTGGCGTCCTTCAGCGGATCGACCCAGTCCCATTTTGTCGGCAGCCAATCGACAGCAAGGAGTTGGCTGCGGTTGGCCTCATAGCCTGGTAATATGAGGGCCCCTGACAACACGGCAGCGTCCATCCAGCGCGCATAGACGGGTCGGCAGAGCTGCCAGACCATGACGGAATGCTGCCAGGCCGAGACGCGGCGGCGGAACTCGATCAGCGCCAGGCGCGAATTCGAGAAGTTGCCCTTCACCATGTCATTGGCGATGTACGGATAGGGAATGCCCAGCGCTGCCGAGATTTGCAGGAGGGTTCGGTACTGAAACGGCTCGTAAGTGCCGCCGCTGTCGGCAGGCTGGCCGATGGTGACATCTTCGCCCGGATCCAGCCGCACGATCTGGCCCGGGCTGATCTCGACCCCGTCTGGCCCATCTTCGTCGTCTGGCGCGAGCGGGTTCTCCGGTGCCGGGGAGGTCACGAACATCGCATACATCGCCGCGACCTTTTTGCGGTCGAGTTCGGCGTCGTCATACTGATCGAGCAGGAACAGTTTGACGATGGCGGGAGCCAGCTTTGAGACCCCGCGCAGCTGGCCGCCCTCGACCGGGTCGATCACATGGATCACCTCGGATGCGGGCACCTGCACTATTTCCCCTGCAAGCCCCGGATCGGTGCTGTCGCCCGGGTGGCGGCGAAAGAAGTGATAGGCCACGCGCCGCCCGATCCGGTCGAACTCGATGCCCTGGCGGATGGCATTGCCGTTTGCGCCAATCCCGGTCTGCTCCAATGGCAGCATTTCAGCGGGCAGCATCTGCAGCTGGACGGGCACGGTCAGCCCGTCGCCCGCGCGCCGCGGCCGGAAACGAAAGAATACCTCGCCCGCAAGGAACACCTCACGCGCTGCGCGGCGCTGGAGCCCGTAGAAATCTGTCAGCCCTTCGGCATCGGCCTCGTCGGTCCAGGCCAGCCACAGACGCTGCAGCTCTTCTTTTTGTCCAGCGTCCGCGATTTTCGAGATTGGCTTGATGCCATCGCCCACAGTATTGGCCGCCCAGCTTTCCACGGCATTCACGGCATAACCATTGTTGCGCACCAGCCAGCGGGCCCGCGCGGTGATGTCAGGCCCGCTTGCCGCGATCAGCGCGTTCACATGGGCGCGGGTCGCCCTAAACCCGCGCAAGCGGCGATGGTGCTGGCCCGCGTCGAACCCGCCGACAAAAGCCCCGAGGCGCTGGCGCCAGTTCAGAGCACCGGTCATCACAGATCCTTCACGCCGTAGGGGCGCAAGACGCGGCGACCGGGCT